CACCAAGTTCTGCCTTTGGCTTCTTCTTAGCCCACTTATCATATGCAGAAGTAGAAATGTTTTCAGCCTTGTACTCTGCTTCTATCTCTTCTTGAGAGAGAAATTTAGAGAAGCTTCTTGCAGGAGGGATCCCCTTATCTAGGTGCTCTTCCTTGAATTCAGCATAGCGCCGATAAATCTCTTCCATACTAAAGCGAGTCTCTACTACATCTGGCCAACCTTCTGTTTGGACTAAGGCATACTTATGACCATCTACCATATTCTCGCCATAAAGCTTCAAGAATTCAGGAGTAAGATCAGACTTCTTAACTAGTGAGATTGTATATTCTCTGCCATCACTAGGATTGTCTCGGGGTAGGTAAAGCAGCTTCGAGAAGTCTAGTTTAAACTCAGGGCCCATAGAGCCATCGTAATGATCTGTGTAAATCATTACCTGCATGATGTTAGACTCTTTAGGGTAAGGAGCAAATCCTGCTTGGCCCTTGTAGCTTCTAGTGCGACCTTTAATAGTTTTCTTCACCCCCTCGCCCCATACAGACTTTACCTCAACTAGGTAATAGCCCAAGGTATCTGGAGTAGGTCTATATCTTCCTACGATATCTAACTCACCTGAAATCTTGTATTCAGGATTGAAGAATCTAGTACTATTGGATTCATAGACACCAGCACACTTCATGCCATCTACTACTAAGTTCTCAATACACTTACCTAGCGCATATACCATCTGCATATAGAATTCAGATAAGTCAGTAGGAGCAACACCATGGATGCGATACCAATCAGCTCTCTGACAGGCCCCTATGACCTTCCCATCTGGTCCTATAGCAGAGGCAGAGGAAGGATATGAGGAGGGGTTTCTAGAGCCTTGTGGATGCCTTGCGCGGCACACCTCTCTCTTTATGATTGGTAGCAGAAAAGAATTAACGTCCAAAGCCCATACTCCTAGCACTCTTATCTTTGTTTTGATTCAGTTTAGTAATAGATCTAGTTAAGTCCTCTACCCCAATTAGCTTTGGTAAATCACGATCTTCAAAGCAGGCTAAGGCTTTTTCAAAAACTAATGTTTCAATCAAGTAGTTAACATCAGCACCAGTAAGACTGTCTAGCATTCCATTGGCATAGTTTAGATCAGGGGAGAAGAGATCTCTTGATACACGCGCGCCTGTAGACTCAGCTTTGACTCTGAATGCCTCTACTAGCTCAAGAGGAGTTAAAGGCTTAAACTTAACTTCAGAAAAACGCCCACCTCTTCTTAGTGCAGGGTCTACAGTCTCCCAAGCATTAGAGGTGGCTATAAATATAAGCCCTTCATCACTATCATCAAGACCATCTAACCATCTAAGAAAGAAGGTTATGATCTGCTTGTCTACATGATGGACGGTAAGTCCATTTCTGTTTCCGAAGATGCCATCCGCTTCATCAATTAAGACGATTAGATTGGAGTGCTCCTTTAGTAAACCCTTGACTTGATTCTTAAAAGACTCAAGCTTCTTTGTTGTCTCTCCATAGAGAGGTCCAGCTATCTGCTCGTAGGTCAAAGTAATGTAGGGACAATCAACTTGATGAGCAAAAGCTCGAAGTGTTTCTGTCTTCCCGCAGCCTGAAGGTCCAGTAAAAGCATAGGCTTTTGGCCTCTTAATAGGCCAGTCCTTAAAGAAGTCTGGATTATTCATCACAGTAGACAGGTCTTTAAGCTTCTTGATTGCGTCCTTTTGTCCAATGATGGAGTCGAAAGTTATGGGCGAAGTCTCAAGAACTAGAGGGACAGCCGCTGAATCAAAATCATCCATCCATAGCTCCTCGGATATCTAATAGGATATCCTCAATCATTCCAGCAACTTCAATTTTTGTTATGCTTAAGACTCTACCAATCTCTGAAGAGTTCATGCCTTGATTAAAAAGAAGTGAAAGAATGTATCTTTCATATCTAGTAAGAGTCGAATAAACATTATCTTTAGGATCATAAACCCAACCCATATCAAATGAAGAGTAGGTACTTTCATCCAGGTCCTGCTCAGAGTAATCAAGAATCTTTTCAATGAAAGACTCTATAGAAAACTCTTCATCCTCAACATAGGAGGGCTCATAGGTTTTAGCTAAAGGATCCTTGACTAGCTTATTGAACCAATCCTTAACTCTCCATCTAAAAATAGTAGTAAGAGGATTTAGTGCATTCACTCCTGGGACTATTCGGTATCTGTCCAAGACACTAAGGAACAGAAGGATCATCTCTTGCTTGACTTCTTCTCGAGCAAATCTTGATAGGACCTTCCCGATGTATTTCTTCTGGGCAATCAGTGACCCCATGTCTTTCGGACGTCCAGTTAAGAACATCGCCAAAAAACCTTTAGTATCATAGTTGTTACAATCAGAACTAGCACCAAGAAGAATATTCACATACTTCTCAAGATAGGCATCGAAATAAGATAGGATTTCAGACTGGGCTAAGTATCTCTGATGCCTTGTACCAGTCTTTAAAACAAGACACAGTTCATCTATCTTTAAGATGTCTCTATTCTTTACTGGTCTGCCTATGGCTTTATCTTTCTCTTTCCCCATGTTCAGCCCTCATCTTGTATCTCATCAGGATTGCTATAAAATAGATAGACTTCTAAGTAGGATTCTCCAGAGATAACCTTACGCCCAGAAGCCCCTCCTAATGAGAAAGGAGTGTAGGCTTTATGAGTACAAGAGCAAACGACATAGGAGTCATCCTTCCAAGCCAAGCCCTTGAGAGCATCTAATACACCCTTCTCTAGGTTATCTACATCTGGCTTTTTAGTGTGGAAGACTTGGTGGTATCTACTTAAGCCTTTTCCTTCAATAGCATCATAAGAAGCTCTGGTTGGAGAAGGGTCTTTAAACACACATGCTATAGTTGACTGAACAGGCCAAGACTGAAAGGCGACGAGTAAAGCTTCTTTGTCTTCATGGCTGTCTAGAGCAAGTGAGAACGCCGCTCTAATTGCATCTTTATACTCTTTAATCTTTACACTATTAGGAGTGTAGATTTGAATACCCTTACCAATACGTCTAGCCTTAGGTCTGGGTTGAGGAAGCGCGGAAGCCAGGACTCTAAAGGTAATCCCAAGATCACTCATCTATTCTTTAACCATTCAGCATAAGTAGCATCAACCTGCTTCTGATCTCCGTATAGAATATATGGTTCAGAAACAATACTGGATAGTAACTGCACAAAAGCAAAAACTCTTCTAGAAACCTCGGGAGTCACAGGAAGTCTACCCTCTACTAGAGCCTGCACTTCTGAATCATCTGGGAAGGAAATCTTAAAAAGATACATAAACGATCCAAAGATAGTTAGTGATTCAGTTGATTCCTTGCTCGTCTCTTCTAAGTCTTGCATCTTTAATTCCTTGTTTCTTCTTTTGATATAGCTCTTTTTGATAAGCTCTGGCTTTTTCTTTTGCAATCTGTTTAGGCGTTTTCATTACTTCTTTTGAGAAGGGAACAAAAGAGACTATAGATTGATTAATCCTTTGGGATACAGAATCGGCAGTTAGTACTTCTCCGTCCCAAAATGAAACTAAAACAATATTCATTCTATGACAGAGCAAACTCTTCTGATCATCTCTAGCTTTAGACTCCCTAAAGTCACTTGCGTCTTTATGAAAGTGAGCCACAAATTCTGTGTGCTGTCGTCCATGAAATTCGAAAGCAAGTCCTATAGAGGGCATATAATAATCTAAGCGCAAATTACCAGGAAGGTAGTGCTCTTCGATTATATTAGCATGCTCTCCATAGATTTCTTTAAGAAGTCTTTTTAGATTATCTGCACCTTTAGACATTTCTAAAAACCGTCAAAGAAGGGCTAGTTGGCAATATGCTTGCTGTAGGAGATTCGTCTGTGTGTCTCTTATAGATGTGAACTAGCCCAGAAAGCTTGCCAACACCAGAGAGGCCTAGAATCATTTTAGCAAAATCTAAATCAAAAGTAGAGGCTAATTCCAGAACCAATCCTCTTGTGTAAAAGGAATGTGTTCCTGAAGGGGCAAATTTGATAGCCTGAATAAATGTAGTTAGCTTAGAGATGAATTCGATGTTCCACTCTTCGTCTTCTGGAGGCTTAATCGCGAACTCATTCATATCCTTTCTTCACTTCACATGTATCTGAAATTGGACATGTGGGACAACCAAGATAATTATGAGGCAAAGGCAAATTCAAAGAAGTCATCACAGTCTTGAAAAGACTCCTGGCATCATTCATGTATGCTTCATCAGGAGAAAACTGTTCCACCCTAAAACAGTCCTTCCCCAAAAGATTCGGAGAGTGGAATATAGAGGTGACAGTAAGGCTCTTAAATGAGGCCCACTTCGCATAGAAGTTTGAAAGCAATGCCAAAGGATATTTGATATGAGGATCTTGCAAACCCATCCTAAAGGTTCCTGGATAAGAACTCGGAACAATATAGACTACGTTTAGATTAGTCTTTTCGTCTCCATCAACATAAAGGCATAAGGCTGGCTGTACTAAAGAAACTCCAGAGATGTAACTCTTTGGGTTATAGTTAGTCGCAATACAAGTAAGAGGAATTGAGAGATACCACTTATAGAACTTATGAATAGCATTCAAACTTTTCAGATAAGCAGACATGAGCTCTTTTACTCTTCTTCTCTTACCTTTAAAGAATAGCTCTTGCCATAAAGATTCAGCAACATTGAGACTCATTTTGCCTTCTTGAGTGAAATCATGATTAAAACAGGATAGGGCAAAATTGTAAAACTTCTCTGTTAGGTCATCTTCAAGGACTTCATCATATCGAGCCCTAAAGAGAGCAGGACAATAGGAGAAGTTTACCAAGTCTCGTACTGTTGTCTTCATCAGCTAATCTCTACCTTGACAGTTTTAAATACTACTTCTGTGTTGTTACTGTCTAACATTGATTTAAACTTTCTTTGATCTACACTAAGAGAAGATCTGTTTGCTTTGACTTCTACGAAATGAATCTGTCCAGGCTCTGAATCTGTGGCAAATCTAATACCCATAAAGTCGGAGACACTTCCCAAAGGGATTAGTCTGTCGTAGGTATCCTTGAGCTTAATCAATTGTATAAGCTCCCCTAGCTTCCCTGAGCCATTGTTGGCACTACCCTGGATAGACTGTAGGGTTTTATTGGGGAGTGCCTCTATGGCCTTGCTAGACTCCTTTATGAGAGCATAGATAGCACGCTGAGATTCCATGAAGGGTTCAAGGTTCACCCTGGCGTCAGTATTGATGGGGGCGACTAAAGGGGCAGCCTTCAATTTAGAAGTAGCTCTATAGTTGAGCCCCCAAGAGAAGAGGAATGCAATAAGAATCGGTATAAGAAATACGCCTACTAGTACTGTCCAATCCATTAGATGGGGGTCCTCCTAAAGTTAAGTGTAAAGTTAGGAGACTTCGTAGGCATCACCCTAAGGAAGACACTCTTTTTACATGCAGGACAATGCTCTAGGCCTTCAATAGTTTCGCCGGTACGACATACATCAGCAACCTTAAAGATGAACTCAGTTCTAGCCTTACAGTTGGCACACTCAAACAAATACAAAGGCATAGCTCACCTCAAAAAGTAGCACCTATGGAAGCTCCATAGAAGGATTCATTGGAAAGAAAGTAGGCAGGAGAGACCCATAGGTTATCTAAGAGACCAGTGACTCTTCCTAGATTGATGCTGAAAGGAGACACAGACAAGCCGAAAGCTTCTCTGCCACCCCAAACACCACCTCTGATAAATCTGAAATTTCCATAAGAAGAAAGGCTTACTGAAAGTTCAGGGCCGAAATCAAAGCCGTCTGGATTGCCCATAAAGGTGATTGACAACTCTACATGAGGATCAAGCAGCTTGAAATGTGAAGTAGGCTTCCTTCTGTAGACTTTGAAGGAATCAATTTTTACAGAAGAAGGAATCCTGGCACCAGTTGAATCTAATTCCCACACTTCCAAATAGAAAGGCTTTGCTGATTCCGCTTCGGCTTCAGTCAAAACTACATCAAACTTCTGTTCTAAAGCATAATCAAATTGACCCAGTTCAAAAGAAGCATTCATTCTCCAGTCCTTAAAGGTCCAAGAAGAATACTCTACTGAACCCTGATCAGGAGGAGGAGAGCCTTCTGCGGCCTCGACTAAGGGTTTCGTATTTGGGGTCTTAACGACCACTCGCGACAAAACCCTTCCTCCCCCTGATCCCTTGGTAGACACTTGAGCTATACCAAGACTCTTTATCTTAGCCTTGTATAACTCAATCTCACTTCTTACTGCTTCAGAAACATTCTTTTCATAAATGTCTCTAAGAGTAGACTCTTCTACATAGGCTTGTTCTGCTCTACCTAAATCCCTATTAAAGGTCTCAAGCCGAGAAGACACAGACTGAGCGATATCCTTATACTTATTCTTCTCTTTATACATGTGATAAGAGAAGTACCCAAAGAAAGCGCAAGCTATAATCAAGAAGAGTTCTCTTATAGTAATCATTAGAATGGAACCTCATCAAAGAGACAGGGGGTTTCAGGTAAATCAGTCACAAACTTCGGCAAAATCAAAGATGCCGATGGAGCCTTAAGCTCAATCTTTCTGCCATCTTTCCATACATGTGAAGGGATAGTCCCATCTGGATTCATGTTGTTCATTGCAACAATGGAGTTGACATCCTCTTCTGTAAGAGAAGTATATCTGGACTGAGAAGGAAAGAAAGCGTAGTGCCTGCGGCCTTTAAGCTCATTGATCTTATTCTTCCCAATGTCCATCTGAATGATAGGCATCTTGTTGCCAATAGTCCCATGCCACAATCTGCAAGAAGCTTCCTTATCAGAATCCATTGCAGCCTTCAAAGGGTTGAAGACATGAGAGATAAAGTTTGCATCATACTCAATCTGACCAGACTCTCCAATGTCTGAGTTCTTTGGCCTATTACCACTCTCCACTTTCTTATACTCGATAGTAGAGATGACACAACAATCGTACTTCGTAGCAATGTCATCCTTGATGAAACCAGAACGCCGCTTAACAGCAATTCTTTCATCCAAATTCCCATAGTCCTTATACTTATGAAAGTTGTCTATGATAACAAATTTTCTAGCATCAGAGAAGTTCTTATGAGCTTGCTTAACAAACTTCTCAAGGAAGACTGTAGTAGAGCCATGAGTTGCATCTTTAATCTGAATGCGGCCATCAGCAATGTAGGTCTTAAGTCTTCTGTATCCTTCTTCTCTGATATGGAGAAGCTCAGCATTGGCTTCAGGATACCTGTCAATCCAGAAATTAGGATTAGCCAACTTGTTCAGGGTGATACTCTGAGCCATGGGGCTGCCTATTTCTTCTGCATAGTCAATACAGAACTGGATGGCCAAACGCCTATTAAACATGGCCCTATCATCATCAATAGTATGGATAAGAACAATAGAATTGTCATTGTTTTCAACGAGTTCCTTGCTTATCTGTGACATCAGGGCAGTCTTACCACTATTTGGGGTTCCTCCAATAGTGAGGAATCTCTTAGAGCAATCTCCATTCAAATCTTCTTGGAGTCTAACTAAGTTCTTGAAGACAGGTCCACTAGTAACATCTCCAGCAATCTCTTGCTCAAGCTGCAAGTCAAAAGCCTCAAGTGTCTCATCAAGGCTTACTGAATCTGTAGAAGTAGTCTCTCGGATCTCCTCAAGCTTATCTACTGCCATCTTGAGAACCTCTAGTGGATCAGAAGCACCAAACTTAGCCTCGTTAAGAGCTTGTTCGACTACTGACTTCTGCTCTCTCTCTGCTATTGCTTTAGAGCTATCATCTAGGCGATGTAGCTCTGAGCTAAGGGCTTCAAAAGATAGACCCGAGGCATCAGACAGAAGCCTCAGCATAGTCTCTCGACGAATGTGAGACTCCTCTATCTGAATGAAAGGCATGACCTCTTCACACATCGCTTGAGGATCATAAGCCAATGAATGTAGTTGCAAGACCCACTCAAAGGCAGAGATCTTCTCTAGCTCGTAGAAATCGTCTAAGTCGTTGTTTACGAAGAATGAATTAGGGTCTTGGCCAGCAGGAAGAGTGATGATGTTTACTCTAAGAAACTTTGCTGTGTTCAGAATCCCAGGCTCTCTATCATTTCCAAAGAGGATATGCTTAATGCCTTCAACACCTTTAGGGTCGCCATCAAGACAGAAGTTCACAGTTCTGATTTGGTTCTTCTTCAGTAGGGCTGTCTGATCAAGGGAGAGGTGCTTACCACTCAAGGCCACAGTATTCTGCAACCCGGCCTGCTTCATTGAAGCCCAATCAAATTGACCCTCAACAACGTAGACCTCTGAGTGGTCTCTTAGCTTAAGGATCTGATCAAAGCCAAACAACATCTTGCTCTTGAAGAAAAGCCTATTAGAGTCTGAGGAGGAGTCGTAGTGCCTTGGAGGAGACCCGCGCCGACCACCTTCTTCCCATGATAACTTCTTAGATTCAAATAATGAATCCCTAGACATAAAACCAACAATACGACCATCATACTCTTTAATAGTAAAGATGACAGAAGTAGAAGAAAACATACTAGCTCTACCAAAGCCCATCTGGACTAGAGCTTGATTAGTAAATGAAGTCTTAAGATGTTCAAACATTCTCTGATAGTTAGGACAACAGAGAATATCTAATCTCTCTAAGGTCTCAGCGCTAATGTTTCTACCATCAAGATACTCAGTAAGCTCAGCGCTCCACTGTTGATTCTTCATGTAGTCATAAGCCATTTGATGGGCTCTATGAGATTCAAGAACATCCTTCTGAGCTTCAGTCAAGGCAGTATTCTCGAAAGGAACCCCATACTTCTTAGCCAAAGATTGGACATGGTTAATAAACCCTACCCCAGACATCTGCGCACCAGTAAGCCAGTTGTTTAACTGGAAGATGTCAAATGTAGAATCACACCCATGGCAATAGCCTTTCTCATTCCCTGGGAGAACCCTAGAGGATGGGCTAGAGTCATCATGGTTGGGGTTAGGGCAACAAAAATCATGACTCTTCTTGGTCGGATCTACTATGTTGTTTTCAACTAGCATATCCAAAAAGAAAGGCTTGATTTGAGAAATGGCTAAAGTAATAGGATCCATCAAGAATCACTCCTCTTCAGAGTCATCAGCTTCAAAAGTCACTTCTTCAGAAGAAGAATTTGTCATTTGGGTTATAAAGGCACAAGCCTTCACATATTCGTCTTCATACTTCTTTACTTGGGCATCTGTCTTTATCATCATCTTAGTAAAAGCCAAATTGGCTGCATGCAAATGCATAAGCTCAACCTGGATCTGCTTAGAATGATAGTTGAATTGATCACAAAGAGTGTGCAGAGCCTTATCGAATTTCTCACTCATGCTTTCGTCCTTAGGAATGCCATCCAGATTTAAAGTAATTTTCTTACTCATAATCTGCCTGGACTATCTTGCTAAACTCTAATCCATTGTCACTAATACCCAAGAACCATTGTCCTCTGCCATCAGCAAATCCAAGGTTTTCAGCATAGTCATTAATAGGAGGCAGAGAACCATTCTTGAAAATTCTACAACCGTTCACCGAAAACATTTCAGCATTATGATAATGACCAAAAGCAATAATGTCGGCGTCATGTTCAATCATCCAATTTAAGAGCTTACGCCCTGGAGAGGCAGAATTTGCCTGAGTAACTCCTATGTGCCGGGTGTGGACATTGGTGTTTCTAATCTTAAAGTTCAACCACATATGCTTTGGTACTGTGACCTTGATTGGCAGAGGAGAAACCTCAGCCATCATCGCCAGCATATAGTAGAGGGCATTATCCCAGTTAGACATCTGACTATGAATCTTGCTCATGCGGCCATGATTGCCAGCAACACAAAACACGTTGACGGATGAATATCCATAATCCAAAGCAGTAAGAAAGGACTTCCAAAGAACCTTAGCGACTCTCTGGAACTGAGAGTAAGCATCACCATCAGTCTCATATGCCTGGGCTGGATAAATCAATTCACCATCGATAATATCTCCAGCCAATAGTATGTTGAATTCAGAATAATGCTGTTCTTTAAACCAACCCTGCAACTCCATTGCTGAACAAGACTTCTCGACAATAGAGTTAAGTTGCTTGGTTGCTATATCGAAATTGAAGATTTCTTCTCCATTCTTAACAATATGCTCTCCAAAATGAAGGTCAGATAGAATAAGAAGAGGAGAGATCTCAGAAGCAGATGTCGGAACCTTTTTCATTGTAGTGTCAGACTTAAGATCTGAATCTATTTCATTAATAATCTCAATACAAAGAGCCCTCACTTTAGTGAAGTCTCGCTTAGTTGGCACAGGGATTAAGGGCTTCTTAATAGCTGTAGTTGTAGTTTGGATCTTTTCGGGTAAAGGCTGAGGACCTTTATTTCTGGCTCCAATTCTAGCCATAGCTCTTTTTGCAGCAGAAGATGGTTCTGTCATATCATTCCTCTTTGAAGGGGAAAGAGGCATAGGTCACTTCAAAAGTTCCCAACCTAAATCTCATATCGGCCCCTGTTGGTTCATAATCTATTGGCACCAAACCAATAGGCAATTTAGAAATATAAACTAAGCGTTCAAAATCTAATTTAGACAATACTATTCTATCGAATAGCCTATCAATTTCCAAATCTGGATTGAGTATAGAAGAAGCCTGAATTTCTATGCCTCTGTACTCAGAAGTCTTTCCGCAGACAAGGATGTAGTTGCCAACAATAAGAAGATGCCCATACTTCTGATACTCTTTAGACCAGACCTTAAGGCTCATCTCTCCAGTATCATCTTGTATCTTAACAAATGCAAAAGAGCCATAGCCATTTTGTCTTACATTCACTTCAAGTACTTTAGCCAAGACTATGGCTTCTTTGCCGGCTTCTTCAAGCTCTGAAATGTAGGCAAGGTCATACTTGTCGAAGATAATTTGATACCTGCCAAAAGGAGACTTTGTTAGGTTGAAGCCTAGATGCAGTCTTTCATCGGCCAAGTACTCTAGGTCAAGGTAATCAAAAGAAGAAACTCTAACCTGCTCTTGTATCGGGGCAAGCAGGTCAAACAAGTCCTGTTGACCCTTAATCGCGTCAGCCTTTCTCCTAGAGAAATGAGTAATTAAATCTAAAGCATAGGCAGCTATTTCTTTTCTGTTGAGTTTAGGCTCTAAAGAATCGAAGGCCCCCGCTAAAGATAACGCTTGGATATTATTCTTCTTAACCTTGCCGAGAAGAACGCGCTCAATGAAGTCCATTAAGTCAACGAATGGCTTCTTTTCTGCGAGTGAGACTATGTGCTCTATTGAGCTAAAACCACAGCCCTTGATGCCTGAAAGAGCATAGGAAATAGAATTCCCATCTGTTGGGTAGAAGGCGGCCTTACTTCTGTTTACATCAGGGGAGAGGACATCAATACCTGTAAGCTTAGCCTTAGCTATTCCTTTGGGGATCTTGTCTAGCTTTCCATCATAGCTTGTAAGAACAGCAGAGAAGAAATCTGATGGGTAGTGGGTCTTAAGATAGGCGGTTCTAAAAGAAGTGATAGCATATGAAAGGGAGTGAGAAGCATTAAAACCGTAGTTTGAGTGCTTGTTAATCATCTCGAATACATCAGAAATGTCCTTCTGACTATGCCCTTTAGCTATTCCTCCAGAAATAAACCTCTCTCTATTCGCATCCATCTCTGCTTGATTCTTTTTGCCTATTGCTCTTCTTAGCAAGTCCGCTTCACCAAGATCGTACCCTGCCAGCTCTTTGGCTAGAGAAAGGACTTGTTCCTGGAAAACAAACAATCCATAAGTAGACTCAAGAACCTCATTCATTTTCTCTATAGGGTATCTATGAGGCGTGCCGCCCTTTCTGATGTTTAAGGCATCCGTTACCATTCCGTTGTCCATTGGACCCGGACGATACAGAGCGCTAATCATAGAAAGGTCGCTTAGATTCTTGGGCTTAAAGCCCTTGCAGAAACCAGCCATACCCGATTCTTCAAACTGGAATACACCATACGTCTCTCCAGAAGAAATCAGCTCATAGGTGAGAGGATCTTCTAAAGATATCTCATCCCAATTGATAACGATACCAGTGCGAGCTTCAATTGAGTCAACAGCATCAGCTATGACGTCTAGGTTTCTAAGACCCAAAACGTCAAACTTAACGTAGCCCATAGATTCAACTTGCTTGTCTGTCCATTGACTAACCAACAGATCGTCGCCATCTGACTCTAATTCCTTGCCGCTCTTTCTTCTTAACGGAAGTTCGTTGTGTAGGGAGGAATCTCCGATGATTACACCAGCAGCATGGACGCCCTCGCTCTTGGGTAGGGACTCTACAGCTAGAGCCAAATCTATCACCCTCTTAAACTGAGGGTTAATATCATATGCCTTCTGAAACTCATTCAATTCTTTGCTATAATTTTGAACAAAGTCATCAGTAGGATTAAGAAGCAACCCAAGGGTAACTTTATATTCTCCAGCTCCACCTCTGATTCCATCAGGAATTAAGCTTGCATATTGAGATGCAATCCCATGATCTATTCTAAGAGTCCTGCAAGTGTCCTTAATGGAAGATTTCGCTTTGTAGGTCCCAGTAGTCCCAATGGAGCAAACTCTATCTCTACCGTACTTCTGAGCCAAGTAGTCAACAACTCTTGCACGATGCCTCTGAGAGACATCTGAATCTATATCAGGCATTGAAACCCGATAAGGGTTCAAGAATCGAGCAAATTGAAGACCCCACCTGATAGGATCTACATCTGTAATCTCCATCAAGTATGTCACAAGAGAGCCCGCAGCAGAACCTCTAGCAGGCCCAACGGGAATCTTCTGGCTCTTAGCCCAAGATATAAAATCCGCAACAATTAAAAAGTATCCAGAAAAGCCCATCTTAGTGATAACGCCAAGCTCTTCATAAAGTCGTTCTCTATACTCTTCCGTATCTACTTTGCGTATTGCTAGCCCCTGAAGGCACTTAAAGTAAAGGTAAGAATCATCTAGCTTTTCCATTAAGCGCCCTCATCAGTGAATTCTATGAATAGAACCGCAGCAAAAACAAAAGTAGTTAAAAGCAAATTAGGTAAAAAGAAAGCCCACATAGATACACCTCAATGCTTACAATTCTCATCACAAGCATGAGAATGGACTAGACAAATTCCCTCTACAGTATGGCATTCACAACCAGATCGCCATTTGAGAAACTCTTGGAAATCAGGCTGCGCTGCCACATCAAGTGTGGGAATCTTATAGTCTTTACTTTGGTAATTGATATTGAATTTGGAGTTTTCCCCAATCTCTGCGGTTCTAGCAAACATCTTAGTAACTAACTCTTCTGAGAACTCACCCCTGAAACGCTTCCAGACTTCATCTGGGGTTTCTACTGAGTGCTGATGAGGGGGAAGTCTATGTCTATTCGGATCATCAAAATCTTTTCCTAATTGCATAGCGAATAAGAGATCTTGCTTTTCACTGTCTTTTGCATCTAAGTAGTGAGCATCAGTAGTACAGACTAGAGGGATATTAGTGTCTTGATGTATCTGCACCAATGCCTCATTGAGTACTACTTGCTCAGGGATTGTATTAACCTGAACCTCAAGCGAAAGTCTTTCACCAAAGATAGAATAGAGATGGTCTACAACTATTCTGGGATTCTTGCCAGCCTTTAAGGCCTTGGAAGCAGGACCACTCAAACAAGAAGTAGTGCACCAGACTCCAGCAGAGTGCTTCTTGAGCATGGCGTAATCAATTCTTGGCTCAGCATAGTATCCTTCAAAATTGGCTAGTGCAGTCAAGACTAGAATGTTATTCCAGCCTTCATAGGAGCTAGCTAAAAGGATGATATGTGAAGACTTACCCTTGCTAGACCATTCTTTCCCTCTGCATTTTACTGTATCTGGAACTAGATAAAACTCACAGCCAGGAAGAAGATTGATATTGTATTTGCTTGCCCACTTAGCGCATTCCCAGATCCCACCAAGAATACCATGGTCTGAAACGGCTATGCTCTTCATCCCCTGTTCGGCGCACTTCTTCATCAGAAGCTCTGGTTCAGTCGTGCAGTCTTGAGGAGAGTACTTTGTGTGGACGTGTAGGTGTACGAAATCTTTAGCCACTGAAACTCAACTCTCTAACCTTTGCCCCATCAATTCTGAAGTGCCTAAGAAGAGCATAATACACACCCAAATGGCTCTCCTGCCTGAATGGTAGAATAGGATTTGGTGGGTCTAGCGTGAAGCCAGCAGCGCGTATATGCCCACCACCTCCACGACTCAAGGCAAACTCAGCAACATTGTGCTCAAAACTCCTGCTTCTGAGAGAGACTAATCTCTCTTCAGAATT